AAATTTATCAATCTTATTTCCGCCTAATTTAGTTTGAGCAAGTAATTGTCGTTTAAGCTCTGCTCTTTTTCTCTCAGCTCTTGTTTCAGGAGTTACATCAAATTTCTTACCACCTATGTAAGTAAATGGAGTAGTTCCACCACCATCGCCATGTATATTACCTGGTCCTGGTTGGTTGCTTCTAGTTCCTCCTGTAGTGGATGTTCCAGGAGATATATTATCTCCTTGAGCTTGACCTGCTGTAAAAAATCCTTTTCTAACTCTTAAACCCTTATCTATCATTATCTTCTTCCATCTGGTTGTGCATCAAGTCTAAAAGTTCCATATCTCCAAGCTTCACCTGTTGATGTGTTGGCTATTTGAATTGATACTAATCTACCTCTAGCTCTAGTATCTATCTTATCAGTTGTCTTTGTAACTGTAAAGGGTCCAAGAGGTGAACCTACCGGAGCGTTATCAGGGTAGTCATTTAAAAATAAAGTAACTTGTGAATTACCTCTTAAATATTTAAAATCAGGTATAAATCTTCTTACTGACATAAAGAACTCTCCATCTCCCCTATAATCTACAACTCCTGTAGCCTGACCCAAGGCGCTTTTTCTAGATGTAATGTCCCAATCTCCAGATTTAATAAATGCATCTATCGATGTAGTACCAGAACTGTTGACTTGGTCATCACCTTTTTCATGACAGTAATATACAGATGCACCATATTTATCTGTTAATCCACTAATGGCTGCAAAAACAGGTGTGTCTGTAAGTCCATAATCTGTTGCATAAGGTTCAGGGTATACACCTTGATCTTGATAACTTGATCTGTCCAAAGACGACGTTGTGAATACATTTTCTGAATAGTTATAAGTCACACATCTATCAATTTGATTTGACCCTGATTTAGCATAAAACCAATTTATTTCTGTATACAAAGTATTTGGAGATGAGTAAACAATATCTGAAGCTCCATAATTAATTCCTAAATTATCTCCATCTGTACTAAATACAAAATCCTCAACTAAACATGGTAATGATTTTACTGTACCATCAAATACAAAAAATCCACCTTCAGCTGACATCCACCATACAGCTCCATTTGCGTAAGAAACAGCATGTTGACCTATGCATCCACAGTGAGTACCAACTTGTCTAACACTAAAAGTAAATGGTGGACCAACGAATTGAATTACATACGCTGCTTGATCTGTTAAACAGAAGACATAATCTTTACCTTGTATAGCAGCCATAATCTTGTTTCCTGTATCCAGTCTAAATGTACCCGCAGTATTAGTAGACGATGGTGCATAAGTATTTAAGTCTTCTTGATTAGAGAAACGAACAAACATTGGATCTTGTGTATTAGGACTGCCAATAGTTGTTTCTGTTCCAAAATGGAATAAATGTCGATCTCGATCTGACACAAGAGTAATTCTACTAGCTGTAGGATTGTTGGTTGTGTTAAAGTTAGTTGTGGTTGTTGAGGCTCTGATACCTCGTGGAGTTGTAGCCCCTGCATTCCAAGTAAACGTTTTACCATTGTGAACAGTTGCAACTAATACTTCTCCAAAGTTATCAAGGCTCCAGTTTCCTGGATCTAGAGTCACGTTACTTACAGTTCTAGCTGTGCCCCATGTAGTATCGCCCCATAAATATGTTCCCCAACCATAACCTAAAGTTTGAAAAGTTGGACCAACTAATTCATACGGTTGAACAGTCGCTGATCCAGTTCCTGAGCCTCCAGGGTTTACTGCTACAGTAGGTGCTGTAATTTTAAAAGTGTTGTTAGTCACATCTCTAATTTCAAAAGCTCCGTCTGTAAACGTAGAGGAAGAAGTAAAACCATTAGGTGTAGCTGCCATACTGTTAAAAGTTATATATCGACCAGCGCTTAATCCATGACTTGATAAATTAACTGTGCATACGGCAGATCCTTGAACTGTGTCAAAGGTAGCTGTTCCAGATACCTGTGTTGCTAAAGGTGTGATATCATAAAAAGCTTCATCATAATATAAAAAGAGTCCTTGAGATGTTCCAATAGCTACATATTTTTCACCTTTAAAACTTGTAAAAGCATGTTGAGCTCTAGCTGCTCCAGGTAATGTTTCTCGAGCTACTGTTAGCTGTTCCCAACCCCCTATTTTTTCCGGTAATCCATATCTAAATCTTACAAAATCTCCATCTACCCATTGACCTTCAGCCCCTGAGTCTGTTGCTTGTTTGTTAAATCCGGGTTTAAAATTAAGCTTCTGTAACATAAGCCTTGTATTATATAGAGTTTTTAATTTTTTGGTAGTGTTATTTTACCAGGTTAAACCAACCAGTTATAATATATTTAGTTTCATTTGTCACTATCCCAGAATGCATATGTGTCCATTCTGTTGGCCAAACATATGTATCGCCTTCTATAGCTTCTGTTTTATAATCTTGATATTTAAAATAAGTTCCACCATTTTTAACTGTATTCAGATAAGTCATAAAAACCAATATCCTAGTAGAAACATCATAGTGAGGTCTTTCGCAATGAGATATTTTAAAACCTCCACCAGGGTTGTATTTTTGAATATTAATATTTTCTATAACTTTATATGGACCTAAAAAATTATTTAATTCGGTATAGGTGTTGGCATAATTTTGTAGACATCTCTGTAGTTGCTGATGATATTCGTTAAAAGGATATTCCATAAGATTAGCTGATATAACTAAATCCATAGAATCTTTAATAGAGGTATCTACTTTATTTCCAATCACAGATATGTGAGATTTATCTTTATTATCTTCAAAATATTTAACAATATCTTTACAGAGTTTTTTATCTACAACATCTTTATGAATAAAAGTTGGGGCCATTAATATATTATAGGTATAAATCCAAAGTTTTTAGTAGCTGAGTTTCTGGTCATAACATCAAACCCTAGTGTAATTCTATCTCCATCAAAATCATTATTACTAATTACTTCATGCCACTTGTTGCCATCGCCAATGTAAATATTTCCTATTTTATTATCGATATGATAGATAGGTTCTTTATCTTCATAGTTTTCATAAAACATTGTTTTTGTATCTTGAGGTTCAATACTAATAAACCCATGCATATAACCATTACCATTATCAGCATGGTTATGTCTTTTTAATAATTCATCTTTAGTATGAAAGTTTAGCCATGATTGAATCCACATATTTTTTGGCAACTCTTGTTTTAAAGTTTCTAAAATATGTTTTTGAATACAAACACCTAGATCTTTAAATAAATTCCAATAATAATGACTGCCTGCTAATATACTAAATATATTATATCTTTGATATATCCAAGTTAAGTTATCTGTTTTTAATTCAGTTCTTAAAAACTGTCTTGCTGTTTTTATATCGTTAATAAAATAATGTTGATTATTTATTAAAGGCTCATGTTTAAATATTGAATACTTATGTTCAAGGTTGATTACCACAAGCCACGTCCATCTTTAACTGAAACATTAAATGATATTGATATACGTTCCTCTTGTGAAAGATTGGGTGTTACCGAATGTTTTAACCAAGCAGGAAATAACATTAAAATATTATCTTCAGATTTAAAGTTCCAGATAGTTGCGTTATTACTATTGAAAGTAGTAATTATTCGATCAGGTGCCCAGACATCTAAACTATCACTTCTAAAAAATTTTAAGTCACCAGCTTGTGGATTAGTTTTTACATAAAAAACTCCAGATAGAACACAATCTAAATGAACATGTTGTTCATTATAATCTTTAAAATAATTTTTATTAACCCATAAATTATTAATGTATACTTCTTTGTGTATTTGAAAAACTTCTCTTATAAAATTACTTCCATGAACTAAAATTTGATAGTTTAACGATTGTAAAGCAGGTAAAGTTAAATCTAAATCTCCACTTTGAAATCCACCAACATTACTCTTTACTCTTCCATCTTGTAAACTGTCTACAAATTTTGTTAAGGCACCTAAGTCTTCATTAAGTTTGACACGTAAAACAGGATCTGTAAATAAATTAGTTATCATTTTAATCTTTCTGTAATCTTATATTCCATTCTAAGTTTTTTAGTAACTCATCTAAATAAACTACTTTCTTATTATCATGTTTTAAATAATTATGCAACTCATCAACATCCACTACAATATACTCATCTTTAATATCATATACAATTTTATTTGCCTTAGTTCTAAAGGTACCTGCTTTAGCATCGTTTTTTAAAGGTCTTAAATCAAATTTAAAAGTTTGATTGTGTAATATTCCCTCTACATCCCAAAGTTCTTTTTCTCTTTGATTTTTAGTTGCATGTTTTACATTCGATAGTAAGTTTAAAAACTTCATTTAAAAGGTGGGCCAGTTATCCATCCTACTAAAGAATATCTTTCTCCTTTAGTAACAGGAGAAACTTCATGTAAACTAAACGATGGAAACACAGTTATATATCCTCTTTTTCTTTTTATTCTAGTTGGCTCACTTCCCAAATGTAATAACAATTCTCCTCCCTCATATTCAGAAGGATCACTAAGTTGTATAACAAAAGATAATTTTCTAATTAATCCATTTAACCCTTTGTCTAAATGTTTACCATAAAAACCACCTGGAGCTTGATAGTGAGTAAATTGTAATCCTTCTACAAAACCATACAAATCAAAACGAAAATATCTTCTGTTTAATTCAGTAATGACATCAGTAAATCTTCTGTAATAAAGTTGTAATTCTTGATTAGGATATAACCAAGAAACATAACTATCTCTAATTGTAGTTAGATCCATATCTCCAAAAACTGTAGCTTTTTCTAAATGCGCTTTCTTACCTAACTCTATCATTTTTTCGCAATCTTCTTTTGTAAGTATTTCTTCGCTGTAAGCCCACTCTTCTAATTTATCTAATTCAAATGGCCAAACGCTTATTTTTCTATCTATCTTCATACTCTAAACCTTATGTTTCCTGACATTGTTATTCTATACTCATCAGTTCCATAAAAAGGATAAACGCAATGAGATAGCTTAGCTGGAAATATTAACATTCTTTGTTCCCATGTTTTATCTACAGGGTATTTAACTGTTTCTATATTACCAGCTAAATTAGCATTATGTTCTATAGACTTATCGTTCGCTGCTAATTTAAGATCATTAAATATATTATCAGGTACTTTCTTTATTTCTTTTATAAGCATTTCTTTATAACTTTTAAGAAAGCTTATATATTAATTTACAGATTATTCAACAGGATCGTCTTCGAAATCTGGTACTGTTTTTCTATACATCCAGAGTTGTGCATCTTCATTCCAGTAAGTTTCTCTGTTTTCTCTCTCTTCTGGTTTTGGTTTAGGTGGAGTCCATTCCCAAGTTTCTGTATTTAAAGTCCAAGATGGAAACCAACAAACGTCAATAAAAACGTTGTCTTCTCTAAGGTACTTACCATCTATGTAAGCCATCCAAACTCTTGGATTACCTGAACCCACGCCTTGAACATCTTTTTGACATAAAAGCCACTCATCATCAGTTCCGTAAAGATTGTTTAAAAAAGCTGTTCCTTTTTCATCAGTGTCAACTGAATCATCAGCTACTCTTTGAATATCAACGACTATGTCGTCTGCACCAATTTTTGCAAAATATTTAGCCATTATGATGTATAGCTCCCTGAACCTGTAAATTTTACAATAGTATCAGTACCTGATGTAGTTACTGTAGGAGATCCAGTCGTTGTTCCAGAATAACTTTTTGTAGGCATTTTTAAAATAACAACACCGTCACCTCCAGGGCCACCAACCTGTGATGGGCCAGATCCTCCGCCGCCTCCGCCGCCGAGTCCATCTGTTCCACCTTGACTAGGTCCGTTTCCTCCGCCACCAGATCCGCCAGGAGCACCACCCATATTGTGAGTGCCGCCTCCGCCGCCTCCGGCATAAGTAACTGAAGAACCTGTTATTGAATTTGCTGTTCCGTTTCCTCCAGGAGATCCTGATGATCCTGAACCTTGAGTACCAGATTGACTAGCGCCTCCGCCGCCTGCACCACCACATGGTCCACCTTGGTTAGGGCCTCCGGGATTACCTTCCGATGGAGAATAACCTCCTTGGTTACCTGATCCACCTCCTTGGTTAAAAACTCCACCACCTCCAGAGCCACCGCTTTCAGCAGCAGATCCGTTAGTTGAAGCTCCTCTTCCTCCGCCGGATGTAGGAAAACTTATTCCTGTGCCTGAAATACCACTAGCAGCACCTGATGATCCTGGACCTCCACTTGATCCATTTCCACCAGCACCGACTGTAATAGTGTACGTTACATTAGGATCTATTTCTGTAGAAGTCGTTCGGTATCCGCCAGCTCCTCCGCCAGCACTTCCACATCCACCCCCAGTTGCTCCACCAGCTCCTCCGCCAGCAACAACTAAATATTCCATAGTGTAAGGTGATCGTCCTCCGGACGTTAAACCTAATCCTCTTGCGGATCCTGCTCCGATACTTCCTAATATTGGCATAATCTTTCTCCTCCTATTTATTACGCAAACTGTGTTTGAGAAGCTAACGCTGTAAACGTAGCATCTCCAGTTTTAATAATAGTGTATGAATAAACATCTAACGAACTCGCGTTACCTGCGGTTGGAGCTGATCCACCTTGGTATTCAGGAGTAATAGAGGAACCATCGATTGTAACTGCATTATTGTAATAAGCTGATGAGCCTTGTTTTACAATGTGAGCTATAGTGATTGATTCTCCAGTATCCATGATCGAATTTAAAGAGTTTGATCCATCACCTCTAATATTTAATGTCCAGTTCGCTGCTGCATCAGAAGTGTAGTTTAACACTGCCTGAGTAAGAACATCGTAGTTAATTGTTCCTGTAGCGGCTACAGCTGCGTTAGTAACTTTTTCTGCAACACTTTGAATTTTACCTTGACCATTGAAAGTCGCTCTACCGATTCCTTTTGGTGTAAGATTTAAATCAATGTTAGTGTCGCCACC